AGATGTACCTGATGCATCAATTGGTGTGGTGTGTGGTCTTACTAGCAAAGCTCTTCCTATGATTCAGCGACTAGGTCGTTTGATTCGTTTCCAGGAGGATAAGCGCGGTAAGATATACATACTGTATGTCAAGGATAGCCAAGAAGAAAAGTGGCTTAAAAGTAGTGTTAAAGACTTGAAAAATATCACATGGTTACCGAGCTAATTGCTTGGTAATCAGGTGTGTTTTTCGTAAATTGTATAGCTTATGCAGATAGAAATTGACATCAATTTACTACTGGAAAATCATATCAGTGCCGATGATTATTTGGCATTGTATGCATTGTACAGAAAGGGCTACAAGATACTTGCGCGATTAAATCTGTCCCCTAATTGGGAAGATTTACAGAGCAAGGGTTTTGTTAAGCTAGGAGAAAGCATAGAGGAACACATTGTTAGACAGAAATTTATAGATCTATTCTCATCAGACTTTGATCAAATGTTTGTGGAATTATTAGGCAGGTACCCAATGAAGGTACAAAGCAAAAGCGGTGTTCGTATACTGCATGCTGCAGACCCTAATGCAAAAGCAAACAAGAGAGCTAAAGACCGGTACCGTAAAGTTGTAGGCAACAAGCGATTCATACACGATAAGATTATGAAGCTGCTTGATGTACAGCTCAAGGTAGAGAGAGGACGTCTAGAGTACTTACAAAACCTAGAAGTATGGATTAACAACCATACCTGGGAAAAATACACCAATATAGATAGCGCTAATGCAGGAGAATCAGAAACCAGAATCACAAGAAAGCTCTGATGTATTCAAAGAGAGAGGTTTTCAGAGTATTGAGAAAGCAGTTAATCAATCAATCATGGTTGTTAAGCAAGCTAAGCTCGGTAACCGTGACGTATTTCCTACGTTGTGGAAACGACTCAATAGAAACCTACTCGGTGGATTACAGCCAGGTAAGCTGTATGTGATTGCAGGCCGCCCCGGTGTGGGTAAGTCTGCGTTTAGTAACCAATTGATATTCGACACACTTGATGCCAATCCTGGCAAGAGTATTAAAGTATTGTATTGGAGTTTCGAGATGCCAGGTTATCAACAGATACTGCGCACAGGCTCGAAAATAGTAAAGAAGGAAGTTGCTGACCTACTATCAGTAGACAACACTCTTCCGGATGTAGACTTCAAAACNTACGCGGCACGTATGCAGAAATACAAAAAGTATTCAGTGTACTTTAACAACATCCCGCGTGANATGCAGTTTATTATGGATGCNAATGAAGAACTNGCTNTTCAATACCCTNATGACATTGTGATCAACTTGCTTGACCACTCTCGTCTTGTTAGGGGTAATGAAGANANNGAACTTANACGCTTGAATACGATTTCTAAAGGCTGCATGTGGCTGCAGTCAAAGCTAGGCACAATCAACATATTGTTGTCNCAGCTTAATCGTAACATCGAGCAAGAACACCGTGCTAAAAATCAGTACCAGCCGTTACTATCAGATCTATTTGGTAGTGACAGCATAAGCCAAGATGCACATGTGGTTATGATACTCAACAGGCCTTATGACCTGTATGGTATTACAGAACCGTATTGCAACGAAGAGCCTAGAGGTTTGTTGGCAGTTCATATGGAGAAGAACCGTGATGGTTTACTCGGTATGATTGCTTACGAGGCTGATATGAGCACATTTACAATTAAAGAACGTTTGTGATAGACAAAGTCTTGCGGAAGACTTTTATAATCAGACCCTCCGGTAGGTCTACTGATTTTATTAGTCCGAGCTTTGGCTATGGTTGTCTGTTTGACTGCAGTTACTGTTACATGAAACGACATAGACCTGATGGTTTATCAGTTGCTACTAACACTAACGACATTCTTACAGAGATTAACAATCACGCCTTCTTTACTCCTGTAGACAAGCCTAACCAGACACACCCTAAATTCACTACTTATGACATCAGTTGTAACGAGGACTTTGCTTTGCATGCAAAACACCATGAGTGGGAGAAGATCTTTGACTTTTTCAAGGACCATCCTATAGCCATGGCCAGTTTTGCTACTAAATATGTAAACGAGAAGTTCTTGTCCTACAACTCACAGTTTAAGGTAAGAATTAGGTACAGTCTTATGCCACAGAAAATGGCTGACATACACGAGAAAAACACATCTAAGATCATAGATAGAATTAAAGCTATCGACAGGTTTGTAGATGCAGGCTATGAAGTGCACATAAACTTTAGTCCCGTCATTGTATATGAAGGATGGCTAGATGATTATGCTGAGCTATTTAGCTTGATTGACACCCATGTGAAGTGGAAAGACCAGGTACTTGCAGAGGTTATATTCTTGACGCACAATTTAGATAAGCACAAGAATAATACAACCCGGCACCCTGATGCAGAAACTACACTATGGACACCCGATACACAAGAGCCTAAGAACTCTCAGTATGGTGGTATGAATATTAGATACAAGCACGATTTGAAGCGAGTATTTATTGAGCAGTTTATTGACTTACACGATAGACTGATACCTTGGAACACAATCCGTTACATTTTTTAACTATGGAATTACCAAAAACAGTGGTGAAGGCGAGCCGTAAATCGCCTAAGAACATGATTATCTACGGTCCACCAAAGATCGGCAAGACAACAGTGTTATCACAGCTAGAAGGCTGTCTTATCATTGACTTGGAGGCTGGCTCGGACATGGTAGATGCACTAAAAGTTCAAGCTAATAGTCTAAAAGAGCTTGGTGAAATCGGTAAAGAGATCATCAAGCAAGGTAAGCCGTACAAGTACATAGCCATCGACACTATCTCTAAACTAGAGGAATGGTGTGAAGATGAAGCTAAGAAGTTGTACATGACTACGCCTATGGGTAAGAACTTTGAGACTAAGAATCCTGGCATGTCTGTATTGTCATTGCCTAACGGCGGTGGCTATTTATATTTGCGCATTGCTTACAAAAAGTGGATTGATAGACTCAATAAACTTGCAGATCACATCATTCTTGTTGGTCACCTCAAAGACAAACAGCTTGAGAAGAAAGGCAAAGAGGTTGCTGTTAAGGACTTGGACTTGACAGGTAAAATCAAACAGATTACATGCGCAAATGCAGATGCTGTTGGCTATATCTACAGAGAAGATGACAAGACTATGATCTCGTTCAACTCTCTAGAAGATGTAACTGCAGGTAGCAGATGTGCACACTTAAAAGGCGAGACCATGCCTTTAGAATGGTCGAATATATTTATTGATTAACTGCTTTAAAACTAAAAAAGATGATTGAAGCAAATGTACCTGGCGAGGCTACGCAGACCAATGTGGAAACTCCACAGACAATCACAGTATCTATGATACTTGAGGACTTAGAGAATGGTATTGACCGCAATGCTATCAAAGAGAAGTACAACCTACAAGCGTGGGAAGTAAAGCAAATGTTTGAGCACCCATCACTTAAAGGCAAGAAAGCCAAGAAAGTGAGAAAGCTCTCATTTAACTTTGTTGATGACACTGCGTTGGATAAGCCTCTTACTGATCCTGCTCAGACTAGCATTCCTATGAACGAAGAGGTATCAGATCCTACTCCACTAGGTAATGTCAGTGATGACTGGAAAACTTCTTTTGAATAACTTTAAACAGTAGACTATTATGGCTATTAAAATTAATGACTCAACCCAAGAGGTTGCAGGCGGGGGAATACGATTATTCTCCGGCCTTTCTAATTTCAATGTTATTGCAGTGAATCCTACACTGAATGAACTGCACGAGCTTGGAATTAAAGTAAAGACTGAACCAAACTACTATGTAGAGTTTAGTGGTACAGAGTATTTCAAACTAACATTCTGGATTAAGAATGATGATTTGACTACTCGCTTTGACATTTTGATGAACGGGGAACCTCGTGTATCACAAAGTGGTAAAAACCAATGGCTAAACAATGTTGGTCAGTCTACGTGGTCTAATGATGCTCCTACCTATGATTGGTGGAAGACAGAGGGCACACGCCATGCATTTACCGGCGAGGAAACTTTGATCAACTTTGCTAAGGCTTGGGCCAACGTTGCTAACGGTGACGATGTGTACTTTGAGTCTATTGCAAAGATTGTCAAAGGTGATGTTTCAGAAGTTAAAGCTCTAGCTAAGGCTCTTGCTAACAACCAAGTTCGTTTGTTGATTGGTGTGAAGGATGGTAAATACCAGAGTGTATACTCTAAGGTNTTTGGCCGTATCAAACCTCAACGTGATGACTTGTTTNTNAAGAATCTTAACGATGAGTATGGTTCATTCAATGCAGAGTTTGATACAACTCTTGCATGGGGACCATTCAGTCCTGAACTAGCAGTAGTTGCTCCTGACAATGAGGAAGAAGCTGTTGCAGAAGGCGATGACTGGGTTTAACTTAGTAGTTAATTAGGTAAAGAGGGGAATCATAATTGGTTCCCCTTCTTTATTTATATTTGTTAGCTTATGATCAAAAGTAGACAGAGTGAAGATCACCTGTCCAAAGACATGATATTGTCTAGGATAAGGGAGATTGACATCTTTTCGTACTATTGCCCAAGCTTCAAAGAACTAGGTGTTAAGTTTTGTAGTGAGCTCCGTGAGGACAACTCTCCGTCAGTATCTATCATAATCTGGCAGAATAGACTATTGTACAAGGACTTTGGCTATCCAGAGCACAGCTTTGACTGTTTCTCGTATGTGATGAAGAAGTACAACTGCAGTTTCTATGATGCACTAAGGCTTATTGATAACGATTTTGGATTGAACTTATCTTCTTTCAAAGACACTGTGGGATTTACCATGGGTTTCAAGGCGACTACCACTGCTAAGAAAGTACAGCACAAACGTGTTGTGATTATTAGAAAGCGTAGCCGGCCATGGATGAAGAAAGATGCAGAGTTCTGGTCTAAATATTTTATCAGTAAGAAGACATTGATTAAATTTGGAGTCTGTCCCATTACTCACTTTTGGATTAATGAAAATCGTTTTAGCTGTGATCTAAGCTATGCGTATAGGATAGGTAAAAAATATAAAATCTACTCGCCTTATGAAGATACTAAATGGATTAGTAACACTACTCGCCGGCATGTGCAAGGCTATATACAACTACCTAGTAGACACAGTATATGCGTGGTCACTTCCAGTCTCAAGGACGTCATGTCACTCTACGAGCTCGGAATCCCAGCAATTGCACTCCAATCAGAAATGCAAATGCCAGCAGAAGCCCTTGTACACGAATTGCAAGAGCGATTTGGGGTAATAGCTCTATTTTATGACAACGACTTTGACAACGTAAACAACCCTGGCCAGACAATGGCAAACAAAATTATTAGGGAGTTCCCAAATTTTGTTAATATTGTACTACCAGAGCAATACGGTGTCAAGGACTTGTCAGATTATATCGCTAAGTACAATTCTACAGATCTAATTAATGCTCTAGTGTTAGAAGCATTGATAAGTGAGACGAAGAAAAGCAAAGAAACCACAGAACAAGAAAGTACAGAACGCGACAGCGAAAACCTACAAGGGGATCAAGTTCCGTTCTAAACTAGAAGTATTTACTTACAGAAAGCTAGAAGAGGCAGGCATAGTGTCTGACTACGAAAAGCATAAGTATGTACTACAGTCTGGGTTTTACTATTCTTCTGATATGTACGAGCCCCACAAAACAAATGGCTATGTCACAACTACAACTAAGATTCGTGACATAACTTACACACCTGACTTTGTTGATCCTCA